CTTTATATTTTCTCCGGCGGAAGTTTCTTCGAGGCTTTTTTAGGGCATTGGTAGCGGTTATACTTACTCCTCCGGTAAAGTTACGCGTTCTTTCATGCTCCTCCTTTTACATGGACACAATTGCTCCTCCTAACCACTACCAATGTCTCTGAAAAAGCCTCGAAACTAATAGAAAAGGATAGACACTATGCCGAAAAGAGAAGCCAAACCTTTGAAAAGAAGAGGGAAATCCAAGGCCATGACTGCCGAGGATCGGGAAAACGAGCTGATCTCATTGGCCTATGACCTTGTAGAACAGCGAATGCTAGATGGCACAGCCACGGCCGCAGAGACAGTACACTTCTTAAAGCTCGGATCAAGCCGAGAGAAGCTTGAACGAGAGATGATGAGACAGAAGAAGGAGTACGAGCAGGCTAAGACTGAGAATCTAGCTTCCCAGAGAAGCTCAGAGGAGCTATACGCAAATGCGTTGAGCGCATTTAGGAGATATTCAGGAGCACCAGAGGATGAAGAGGACTACTTCGATTAAGACTTACTCTAAACTCATAAAACTGCCGACGTTTAAGGAACGGTTTGACTACCTATACATAGGCGGACGAGTCGGTGAAGCAACCTTTGGAGCGGAGCGATATTTGAACCAGCATTTCTACAATTCACTTGAATGGCGTGAGTTGAGAGATGAGATCATTCTTCGTGATGAGGCATGTGATTTGGGAATCGAGGGCCGAGACATTACGGATCGCCGATACATTCGAATTCACCACATTGAGCCAATTACGATGGATGATATTCTTAACCATTCATCCCGACTAATGGATCCGGAGAACTTGATTACCTGTCTTAGTAAGACACATCAGGCGATCCACTATACCGGTTGGGATGGTGTATACCAGGAACCAGTAACTCGCAGACCATATGACACATGTCCATGGAGGTCGTAATGGATAGTATCTTAGATTCAGTAAAAGATAAGATCGCTGGCGGTGCTATTCATGAGCACTTTGACAATGCGTTAATCGATGACATCAATGCAGTGTTGATAGATCTTAGACAGATTGGCATCGGTCCAGAAGATGGCTTTAGCATAACAGGCAACAGTGAAACATGGGCGGACTTTTTAGGCGAAGACAAGGCTATGCAAGAAAGCGTTGCTACGTTGGTTGCTCTAAAAGTTCGTCTTATATTTGATCCACCTGCAAGCGGAGCCATAACTGAAACAATCAACAAACAGATCGACAGACTCGAATGGCGACTCAATGTCAACTATGAGATAGGTGTTTAACATCTGCCCACAGACTAAAGAAAGGAGGCCGACGTGGATAAGATACCGTGGGACATTGTAGTCACGATCTTTTGCACGCTCTTTGCGTCAAGCGGATTCTGGACATGGGTTATGTCGAAACAGAAGAACAATAGCGCAGAGCGTAGAATGATACTGGGGCTTGGGTTCGCTAAGATCTGTGAACGCTGCACGTTCTACATTACTCGTGGTTACATAACCAGAGACGAGTACACAGATCTTAAGAAGTATCTGTACGAACCATACCGCGATCTTGGTGGTAATGGCACGTGCGAACGGTTAATGCAGGAAGTCGACAAACTTCCAATTAAACAGGATTAAGGAGGATGATCCAAAATGAATGAAATTCTTACAAACTTGATTGTAGCTGTTATCTGCGGGCTTATTGCTTGGCTGGTAAAGACAATTGTTCCGTACATTGAGACAAAGCTCAGATCCAAGCAGTATGCCTGGGCTGCGGACATAATCAACTATACGGTGCGTGCCTATGAACAGATGACAGATGGTCCGGGACAGGGCGACGAGAAGTTCCGATTGGTCATGGAACAGGTCCAAAAAGAACTGTCAAAATACGGAATCAAACTTACAAATACTCAGATTGCAACACTGATCGAAGCTGCGGTTCAGGCTATGAATGCTGAGCAGCTTGTCATTGGACTTGATGAGGACATACCTACAGATGAACAAGCATAATCAAGAAGTCTGTGCCAAAATGGTCATCGGTGCTGAGACCGGCGGTCAGGTTTATGGTGCTGGCCGCTGGGCTGATGTTAAGTTGCCCAAAATAGGATTGGAAGTAACTCTGACCCTCGGAGCTTACCAGTTTTACGGCAATGAGGGCCGTCAGCTTCTACAGATGATATTTGACTGGGCAGATGGACATGGACTAAACCTGAATAATTACGAAAGCATCAGATCTTATTTGAATGTGGATTGGGTTAATATCCAATTGGTTCCTGGCAAAATAGATAGGTATTTAATCTCCGACCTTATCTCGTCAGACATCGGTCGCCGAATGCAAACCGAATTGTTTTGTGATATTCAGTTACCTGCTTACATCAAGCGCGCCGAAGAATTTGGCGTTCACGATGACCCCGCCCAAATGATGTGGGTGGAGATTGAGCATGTAGGTGGAACCAAAGCCGCTAAACGTATATTCAAAAGATGCGACGGCGATTATTCTTTGGATAAGATCATGTGGTCTCTGAAGCAGGATCAAGCAGATCACTCATCAGAGAATCAGGCAGGCGATAATCTCTATTGGTCACGACACACGTTCTGTAGAGACTGTATCGAGAAGTATGCTGATCTGGATACAGATGTAGTGTACATACGAGTGGAGGAATAATATGAAAAAGATTCTTAATACATTATTGGCCTTGACTCTTGCAATGCTTATGATGTTTGTTTCGATTCCTTGTTACAGGGGGTTCTCGAGACCGAGAACATACTCACACAAAGTTGGTAGCATTTACAGAGTAGGAAATGGTAGAGGAGCCAGTAGATCACAGCGATGGTAATAATAGGAAGTGCAAGACATGACGAGAATTTTTGTTACTCTGATGGCCGAGCTGGCAATCAAACTGGTAACGAACTGGAGACTCAGGAATGGTATCCTCATCCGAAAGGTTGGCGAGTTCTTCGTTGCCGGGACTCAGTGAAAGCTGAGAAGATCGCAGCAAACATGCAGTACGCTTGCGACAATCCTCACATTGGCTACGACCAAAATGAGAATTATACTCTTTGGGACGTCGTAAAACATCTTGGTTTTGACTGCCGGTTAGTCAATACAAACTGTGAGACCGACTGTGCAAGACTTGTACGGGTTTGTTGTGCCTATGCAGGAATTATGGCTGAAGATTTCTATACAGGAAACGAAGCGTATCATCTGCTTGAAACTGGAGAGTTTGATGAGATTCCTCTGGCTGCTAATAATCCAGATTTGCTTCGTAGAGGTGACATTCTCGTTACTAAGACGAAGGGCCATACAGTTATTGTTGTAAAGCAGAGTGATCAACTTGAAGTTGACGACTTTGACGGCGTATACGTCGTTGTTGATTAAGGAGGAAATCAAAATGGCAGTAACATATAAGTTCCCTACTATTAAACGCGGTTCTGTCGGTGGCCATGTAGGAACTGTTCAGGCAATTCTCAAATCAAGAGATATTCTTGGTGTTGACGGAAAGCCGCTCAAGATCGATGGAGAAGCTGGCGACAATACAATGCACGCAATTAAGACGTACATTGAAATTCGCAAATCTCAAGGCGCAGATCTTGGCAGCAACGATGCTTGGGGGCCTAAGTGCTACGCGGATCAGAACTGGCCTAAAGCTTAAGGAGGCATAATGTTATCCAATACTGCGACTCCAAAGTATTACGGTAAATTTAGAGATGCCGTAATTCGAGGTGAGATTCCGGTATGTCAAGAGATTTCAATGGAGATGAATCGAATCGATGATCTGATTCGTGATCCACATTATTACTATGACGATCTTGCGGTAGAAGGCTGGATCGAGTTCTGTAATAATGAGTTAACCTTGACTGACGGACGTGATCTACACCTCCTGGATTCTTTCAAACTCTGGGGAGAGCAGGTTTTTGGTTGGTACTACTTCTCTGAACGTTCTGTATACCGCCGCAACAAGAATGGTAACGGTGGCCACTACGTTAAGATTAAAGAGAAGAAGCGCCTTACGCTTAAACAGTATTTAATTGTTGCTAGAGGGGCTGCCAAGTCTATGTATGGAAGTACGATTCAGAATTACTATCTGAACATTGATCCTTCCACTACGCATCAGATCACAACAGCCCCTACTATGAAACAGTCTGAGGAGATTCTATCTCCAATACGAACAGCTATAACCAGAGCAAGAGGGCCTCTGTTCCAATTCCTGACAGAAGGCTCATTACAAAACACAACCGGCAGCAGGGCAAATCGACAGAAGCTAGCATCGACTAAGAACGGTATCGAGAATTTTATTACCGGTTCACTTCTTGAGATCCGACCGATGTCAATTGACAAACTCCAGGGTCTCCGATGTAAATGTTCAACGATTGATGAGTGGCTTTCCGGAACGATTCGAGAAGATCCGGTTGCTGCTATTGAACAGGGTGCTGCCAAAGGTGGAATGGACGATTACTTAATCATCGCTACTTCTTCGGAAGGAACTGTGCGTAATGCTTCAGGCGATGAAATCAAAATGGAGTTAGAATCCATTCTTAAAGGAGAATACTACGCTCCACATGTATCTATCTGGTACTACAAGCTGGACGATATTTCAGAAGTATCAGATCCAGATATGTGGCTAAAGGCTAATCCTAATCTTGGATTGACAGTTACTTATGATGCATACCAACGAGATGTAGAACGAGCTGAGAAGGCGCCGGCTGCAAGGAACGATATTTTAGCAAAGCGTTTCGGTATTCCTATGGAGGGGTATACATACTTCTTCACTTACGAGGAAACCAAGACTCACCGACGTAGAAGTTTCTGGAACATGCCTTGTGCGCTTGGTCTTGACCTTTCTCAGGGCGATGACTTCTGTGCAGCGACATTCTTGTTCCCGTTATCTCGAGGATATTTCGGAATTAAAGTTAGAAGTTACATCTCTTCAAGAACTCTCGATCGACTACCAAAAGCGATGCGTGAGAAGTACAACACTTTCATGAAAGAAGGAAGTTTGGTTGTACTCGAGGGAACCACTATAGACATGATGGAGGTTTATGAAGACCTCGAGCAGTTTATAGAGGATTCCGGTTACGATGTTCGCTGTCTCGGCTATGATCCATACAACGCTAAAGAGTTTATTCAGCGTTGGGAATTAGAGAACGGACCTTTTGGAATCGAGAAAGTTCCTCAGGGCGTTAAAACTGAATCCGTGCCACTTGGCGAACTGAAAGACATGGCTGAAGATCGACTGTTGTTGTTCGATGAGGAGCTCATGTCTTTTTGTATGGGACATTGCATCGTGGTCGAGGATACCAATGGCAATCGAAAGCTGTTGAAGAGACGTTACGATGAAAAGATCGACAATGTGGCAGCCATGATGGATGCATATGTCGCCTATAAGGTTAACAAGGAGGCATTCGAATGAGTTCATTAGGAGGAAACATGAATTATATTTACGGAAATACACTTGTTCTTGGTGACTCCTCCTATTTGGAGCATCACGGCATAAAGAACCAGAAATGGGGCGTTCGAAGATTCCAGAATCCCGATGGTTCATTAACAGCGGCTGGGCGTATTCGTTATGGTGTAACGGGTGCTGCTAAGGCCGCTTTTAAAGTGGGTAAAAAACTTGGCTCTGCTACGGCATCTGCCGCTAGGGCAAGTGTTAAGAAAGCTAAGGACGATGCCTACGCTAAGAAAAAAGAGAAAGCCTCTCAGACTAGAGAAGGCGTTCTTAAGAATAAGAAGATGTTCACAAACGAGGAGCTCAAGAAACTCGAGGAACGCTTCAAAATTGAAGATGATATGCGTAATGCAGGTCTTAGACATGGCCAGGAAGTCGCTAAGACCGTTTCCCAGTATGCAAATACTACAAAAGATATGCTTAGTGCCCTTCAGACTGGCGGTAATGCTGTATCTGCCATTACTAAAGCATTTGCTGATATTCAGTCATATAAGAATGCTAAGGGTGTTGCTGAAGCCGCTAAAGAGAAAGGTATGACGACTAAGGAATTCGATCTGTTCCTTAAAGAGAAATACCCGAATGCCAATAAAGATGGCGGAGGTAAGAAAAAGGGCAAAAACAGCGATACGGATAAACGTTCAGATCCTGAAGATGATGGTGATGATGACAATCCACCAAACAATGGCGGAGGCGGTTCTAAGAAACAAGCTAAAGCCGATGCTAAGCAAGCTAGGAAAGATCAGGCTGCAGCTACAGAGAAAAAGGCTAGCGATAATGCTAATAAAGAAATAGACGACATAAAAGCTGATACAGCAAAGAAAGCTGCTGATATTTCCAGCAAGTATGATTCACCAAAGAAAGACGGTCCGAAAGGTCCTCCTGAGCATACGCCAGCTCCGAAAGCAAAGGAAAATGAGGAGCTTTCTAGAATTATTAAAGATGTCGCTTCAAAGTTAGATTCCGGCAGAATGGTTTTAGGCCGAGATAAGCAGGCTGAATCTGGTGCTTCTAATACCCCGAAGTTTCCTGGTCCGACTATAAAAGACCATTTCAATGCTGATTCTCCAGCATTTAAACAGTTGAGCGCCGCTATAAGTGCGGCAAATGCTAACAAACCCGGAGCTAAGAAACCAAAGAGTAATGAGGAACTTTCTAAGAGTCTTAATGAGCTAACAAAAATGGCAGCTAAGAATCTTGATACCGCTAAAGATAAGAAGAGCGATCCTAGTTCGACTAATTCCAAGATTTTGGAAAAGAATAAGAAGACGTTGGAATCGGCTTTAGGTGATGTGTTTAATGGTCGTCAGAATAGATCTGCGAATAAATCTAAAATTGAATTGTTAGACAAAAAGGCAAAAGGTACAAAAGATCCCAAAATGAGATCTAAATACCTTAAGGATCTCGCTAATGAACTAACACTTTTAGATGAAGATGATTTTGAAAAATATTTAAACAACACATTACTCAAACACTCTGCACTTTCTTCTGATGAACTTGCCCATTATGGCGTTCTTGGAATGAAATGGGGTAAGCACATAATGGCTGGAAAAGGACTCCTTCCTAAACTGGAAAGTTCTGGCGGAGGTGGAGGCGGAGCACCTGAAGAAGATGACGAGACGATAGCTGAAAAACTCGGTATAGACGTTGACGAGTATCGAGAAAAAATGAAAAACAGTCCTTTCGGATCTGAAGGCTCTCTAAAGAAATACCAGGAAGCGGCTGATGCATATGCAAAGGATGCTGAAAAGTACATGCAGCAAGCCAACGCAAATAGAATAATGGCGGATGGTGCTAGAAGAGCTGGTAATCAAAAGAAAGCCGCGGAATTCGATAAGGCTGCTAAGGATGCCGATAAGAAAGCAAAAAGAGCCCAAGCTAATCAGAAAACAATGCAGTGGAAGGCTAATGGTGGAACTATCGGCGGGGAAGTAAAGACTACTATAAATAAAGCCAAAAATGACACTCGTAGAGTACTCAACACGGTAAAAGATACTGTTGAATATACAGTAGGTTCCGTTAATCCTGCTAATTATGAAATCTCAAGAAAACGAAAAAGAAGAACAAAACATGATGCTTTTGTTGAAGATGGAACGTTGTATTTAGAGCATTTCGGAATTAGGGGTCAGAAATGGGGCGTCCGTCGTTTCCAGAATGCGGATGGCTCGCTGACTGACAAGGGGCGAAAACATTATCAGAAGAAACTCGACCGCGAAGTGCGAAAACTCACAGCAGCAAATGCAGCTCGTGGCCGATATGAACGTGTAAGAACTCCGATGTCTGTAGGCATGGGCGTTATTGGTGCTGTGGCTGGCGCTATGGCTGGTGTTCCTGCTGGGCCTGCTGGAATCGCGGCTGGAGCAGCATTCGTTAGTTCTATAGCAGCATCGTCAACTTATGCTGAATACACACTCAAGGGCGTATTCGCTGGCCACGGCGCAAACCGTAGTAAGAAGAAGATTGCCAAGTATACAAAAGCATTAGCTCAAGATGCTTTTGAAATTCAAAATGGGGTATTGATCTACGGTTCTGATCGATCCGGCGAACTCGAGCATCATGGAATCAAGGGCCAGAGGTGGGGCGTCCGTCGTTTCCAGAATGCGGATGGCACCCGGACCGAGGCGGGTAAAAAACGTGATGCTAAGATAGCATCTAAAGCGGCGAAGTATCGCAACAAGGATATTTCCCGTTACGATGTTGAGATCGCAAAAGCTAAAGATCCCGATCAGAAATACCGCTATGAACAGTTGAGAAAACATACCGAGAAACTCAGTGATCGAGAGATCATCGCTCAGCAGAGGTATTCAAGAGCTGTTGCCACTGGCGAAGGTATTGTTGCGGCAGTAGGTGTTAGTCTTGGTCTTGGTATGCCTAATATCGGGTCCATTGCTATCGGTGCCGCTGTTGCTAGGTCTATTGCAAAGACCACTCGCGATAATTATCGAGTAAGATCTATCAATGCTGAGCGAATTCAGGAAAGTGTTCGTAGAGAGTATAATGATCTGATCAATCATTCAGCTTTTGTTGAAGATGGTACATTATATTTAGCTCACCACGGAATCCTCGGTCAGAAGTGGGGCGTTAGACGTTTTCAGGATGTCGCTGGTCGTTTGACTGCCGCTGGTAAACAGCACATTCAGGAGGCTAAAAAGAAACTTGGAAACGCCGGGGCTAAGTATAAGACATCAAGCGTTGAAACACAGCAAACCGATGTCGTTCCAGGTGGTGGTGCCGCGGAAGATTGGGACGATTTCGATGATGAGTCTTTAAACTACTATATGGATTATCTGCTCTCTTTGTCTGATGACCAGTTATCTGCGCTTGGTCTTAAGCGAAGCGATTTGAAAAAAGCCACTAGTCGAGACGACAAATACAAAATCGTACTTGCTTTGAAGAAGATCGACAGCACATCACCCAAAGTAGTTAGGGTTTTAAACTCGATGTTGACAGCACTATTCAGTAGCGATTTGACGAAAACGTTGGAACCTGCAAAACTTACAGGCGATGTTCTTTTCGCTAAGATGCGAGAGCACGCCGCAGCAAAGCGCAGAGAGAGTGAAGAAATAGATCCGAAGACTGGTTTTCATATAAAGAGCGATAGGAATTCTTCTATGGAAACCGATGTGCGAAATGTAAATCCTGGATTTACCAATCTTTCGGATAATACTAAGAATAACTGCATGTTGTGCACGACCGCGTACGATTTACGACGCCGAGGATATGACGTTAACGCCGAACGTATCTCTAGTGGGTTACAGACCACCGATGTAAAACGATACTATCCAGACGCTGAGGTTCGTCAGGTAACCGGTGCGACCACTACCGCCGAATTAAATCAGAAAACGAAGGAGGCCTTGATCTCCCAAGGTGAAGGCGCTCGTGGAAACTTGATGGTTACGTGGCAGGGTGGTGCTGGTGGTCATTCTATGGCTTACGAAGTTCACAACGGTGAAGTTAAAATCTATGACGGCCAGAGTGGAGAAGTTCACGAAACAGAAGAGATTATTGCATATACAACAGCGGTTTCCTATGCACGACTTGACAATGTGGAACCCGACTGGGATCGAATTAAGGAGGCAGTACGATGACGCTCACATCATACGAAGCATATCGGCGAGTTGTTAAAAACGATCCGACATTTGTTGTACAGAACGGCGTTGATTATGATCGTAATTTCTACATCTTTGCTAGTGCTACAGACATGTATGCTGTCGATAAACATAGCGGGGTTGTTGTCGGATTTGTACCAACAACTGATCTCAAGAAATACTTTACCGCTTTGAAGCAGCGGCCGATTGACATAACAAAATTTCCAAAGAGGTAAATCAAAATGGGGTTAGGTGATAGACTGTCACACGCCTGGAACGCCTTTATGGGGCGTGATCCGACTGTGCGACATGAATACGGAAGTTCAACCAGACCTGATCGTAAGCGATTACATTATGGCAATGAACGATCCATGGTATCGGCGATCTATAACCGAATCGCCATTGATGTGGCCTCCATAAAAATCGAGCACGCAAGGCTCGATGAAAATGGTCGTTACAAAGAACCAATAAATTCAAATTTAAATTCGTGCTTCAATCTTGCAGCCAACGTAGATCAAACCGGTCGAGCGTTCATACAAGACGTAGCTATGACTATGATGGATGAAGGTGTGGTAGCCATAGTTCCTGTGGAATGTGACTATAATCCGAACACACGGAGTTTTGATCCTATTGAACTCCGATGCGGTCGAATCCTTGAATGGTTCCCAACAGAAGTACGAGTCGAACTGTATAATGAAAAAACCGGCAAACGAGAAGAGCTCATTCTTAAGAAAGATTTCGTAGCAATTGTTGAAAATCCGCTTTACGCTGTAATGAATCAGTATAATTCGACCTTACAGCGATTGATTAGGAAGCTTAACTTGCTTGATTCGATCGACGAACTGTCCGCTTCCGGTAAACTGGATTTAATTATACAGCTCCCATACATGACAAAAACACCGGCGAAGCAGGCATTAGCCGAACAACGCCGACACGCAATAGAAGATCAATTAGCAAATTCTAAATACGGTATTGCATATATAGACGGTACCGAACACATCACACAGCTCAATCGAGCTATCGAAAACAAACTTCTTGAACAGGTCCAAATGTATAAGGACATGCTCTATAACCAGCTCGGAATGGGCGAGGCGGTCTTTAATGGTACGGCTGATGAAGCAGAAATGCTGAATTACCATAATCGTACTATCGAACCTATGGTCTCGGCCATTGTTGATGCCATGCGTTGGAAGTTCCTCACACCTACTGCGAGGACTCAAGGACAGAGCATTGTATTCTTCCGTGATGCGTTCCGGTTAGTGCCGGTTAACCAGATGGCAGATATTGCCGATAAGTTCACTCGTAATGAGATTCTCAGCTCTAACGAAGTGCGCCAGATTATCGGATTTAAGCCATCTACTCAGGAAGGCGCTGATGAACTTCGTAATAAGAATATTACTCAGAAAGCGGAAGACCAAGGCAAACCCACAGATGATGCAAATGCGGATGCCGTGAAGAAACTGCTTTCTAAGAAAACCTAAGGAGGAAATCAAAATGGGGTTTAAATACGACTTCGCTGGATGGGCCTCCAAGAACGATATCAGATGTTCAGACGGTAGAACGATTCGTCGAGATGCTTTTAAAGAATGCGACGGTAAGATCGTTCCGCTTGTCTTTATGCACAATCACAAAGACATAAACAATGTTCTTGGACATGCTCTTCTGGAGAATAGAAAAGAAGGTATATACGCCTATGGTTCCTTCAATGACTCTGAAGATGCTCAACTGGCAAAAGAAGCAGTTCGACACGGCGATCTTACGGCATTAAGCATCTATGCAAACCAGCTCAAAGAGCGAAACGGAAACGTCACACATGGACGTATTCGAGAGGTTTCACTTGTTTTGGCTGGTGCAAACGATGGTGCTGTTATTGAGTTTCCGGTTATCGAACATGCGGATGGCAGCATGGAAACCGACTGGGACGCAGACGAAGCGGTTATCTATATTAATGAGCAGTTTGATGATATTGATGGCGGCGAACTCGAGGATGACTTTGATGAAGACGATTCTCTCGAACACGCTGAAACGGAGGAAAAAGAAGTGGCCAAAGAAGGCGGACAGACAAGAGATCTTGAGACAATCATTGGATCTCTTTCGAAAGAAGATCAGGATGTAGTATATGCAGCATTCAATTATGCTGTTCAGCACGCCAGCGAGCTTAAGAATACCGTTGGTGAAGATGATAAAGACGAAGGCGGCGAGGCCCAGCACTTCGATATGGAGGAAGATGATATGAGATACAACGTTTTTGAAGGGCAGCCTGTCGGTGGCGATTCCCTGACCCACGCAGAGATGGACGCGCTTACACAGAGTGTGTTTGAGGACGTCAGAAGAAACGGCGGCAAGCTTAAAGAAGCATTCCTTGCTCACGCTGCTGAGTATGGTATTGAGTCTATTGATTACCTGTTCCCGGAAGCAAAGGTTCAGAACGGTACAATCCCGGAATTCATCAACTACAACCAGGAGTGGGTTGATGTAATTCTCAAGGGCGTAAAGCATACGCCGATGAGCAAGATTAAGATGCAGTACGCTGATATTACCGGCGACGAGGCCCGCGCAAGGGGTTATACAAAGGGTAACAGAAAGCTGGAGGAGGTCTTCGGCCTGCTTCGTAGAGAGACACAGCCGTGCACGATCTATAAGAAACAGAAGATGGATCGTGATGACATCATCGACATTACAGACTTCGATGTTGTTGCATGGATCAAATCTGAGATGAGACTTAAGCTGGACGAGGAAATCGCCCGTGCAATTCTGTTTGGCGATGGCCGCTCTACACTGAGCCAGGATAAGATCAAAGAAGATTGCATCAGACCGATCGTTAAGGAAGACCCGCTCTTCTGCATTACAAAGACTGTTGCTACCGGTGTCGATGACGATGCAACCGCAAAGAACATCATCAGAGCTGCTATCAAGGCTCAGGACGATTACAGAGGAACAGGACAGCCGGTCATGTTCATGAAGCAGTCCCTGCTTTCTGACATGCTCCTGCTCGAGGACGCTGATGGTCATGATCTGTATCCGAGCAAAGAGAAGCTCACGACAAAGATGCTTGTCAGCCGCATCGTTACAATTCCGACAGAAGTATGGCCGGAAGATCTCTACTGCGTAATCGTGAATCTTGCTGACTATACTGTTGGCGCCGATAAGGGCGGTTCCATCAACATGTTCGAAGATTTCGATATCGACTACAACCAGGAGAAGTACCTTATGGAGACACGCTGCTCCGGTTCTCTTACGAAGCCGTATTCTGCAGTTGTTCTCAAGAAGGCCAACTGATCGAATCAAAATGAGGTGAATTAGCATGGCAGTGTGGTACGGCAATGTAGGTTTTGCAGAGACTGTAGAGACTGCTCCCGGTGTATGGCAGGAGACTTGTGTTGATCATCCATATAGCGGGGACCAGATTTCTCTGAGAAGTAACTATCAGAACATGAATCAAGTTATTGATGATATTCAGATAAATACTCGTATCGAAATTGTTGCCGATCCTTTTGCTTATGCGAATTTTGCACACATTCGATATGTTGAGATATGGGGGCAGAAGTGGAAAGTTACTGGTGCTGATCCATCGAACTATCCACGTATTGCCCTAACCATTGGAGGGCTTTATGAAGACGAGGAATGACTTCCATCAGGAGCTTGAAAAAGCCCTCGGTACACCATATGTATACTACCAACCGCCAGAGGGTTTAAAGACATATACCGGTGATCGAATAATCTATTCTAGAGAAGAGATTGATTTTTCTCAGGCTGACAATAAAAAGTATATTGGCCACTCTAAGTATTCGGTAACCCTCGTGTCTAAAAACCCTGACTGGCCGTTGGTCGAGGGTATTTTACATATGTTTCAGTATTGTCGGCATGATCGGCATTATGTCTCTGACAATCTTAATCACGATGTTTACATCATTTATTACTAAGGAGGTATTTCCATGGCAGTTTTACAGTGGGGCCTGGAAGGCGAAAAATTTATTCAGGCTGGTGTTGATAGAGGCGTTCTCTATCCTTACAATCCCGACAGCAAAAATGAAAATAGTAAGTATTGTCCTGGCGAGGCTTGGAATGGTCTGACGTCTGTTTCCGATTCTCCGTCAGGAGCTGAATCCAATAAGCAGTGGGCCGACAACGGCGTTTATGCCAATATTCGTGGTGCTGAAGAACTCGGCGGCTCAATTGAGTGTTTTACATTCCCGGATGGATTCTATGAGTGCAATGGTATGAAAGAGATCGGTGTTGGTGTCTATGCGACCCAGCAGTCTAGAAAAACATTTGGTTTTTCTTACAGAAGTCTTATCGGTAGTGACACTCAAGATCTCGGTGTTGCCGGCTACAAGATTTATCTTATCTATGGAGCAACAGTAAGTCCGTCGGAAGAATCTCATGAGACACTCAACGAGTCTCCTGAAGGCGAAACAATGAGCTTTGAGTATGATACAGTTCCGGTCGTAGTTGACGAAGCTGGAACAATTAAGAAAACGTCTCGTTTGATCATCGATAGCCGTCATACTACAGCAGCAGGTCTTACAGCTCTTGAGAATGCGCTTTACGGTACTGAAAACACTGAGCCGTATCTTCCGATGCCGGCTGAGGTAATTACTCTTTGCGGTGTGCTCAGTAACGGCTGATATTAAGAATTAAGGAGGAGAAACATGTTTAAGGAACATTTCGAATATGAAGATTATTATGGCAACAAAAGATCAGAAGATCTCTATTTCGATCTGTCTGAGCCGGAAGTCCTCGACATCAATTTCAGCGCTTTTGGCGGCTTGAAAGAAACAGTTGAGAGGATCACACAGGAACAGGATGGCAAGAAGATCATCGACCTGTTTAAGACCATCATCGAGGCCGCTTACGGCGAAAAGTCTATGGATGGAAGACTTTTCATAAAGAACGAGGAGGCAAAAGAACGCTTTAAGTATAGCAAGCCCTATTCCATTCTTTACATGAAGCTTGCTACTGACGATAAATACGCTGCCAAGTTTCTCGATGCTATTATTCCGAAGTCTATGCAGAATAATTCCGCAGCTCCGGTAAGTCATCAGTGATAAAGGAGACTAGCGATGCCACTTACGATACATGTTCCAGATTCGGAACTTTATAACAGAAACCTTGGAATTTTCATTCCGGTCAAAGCAACAACTCTCGTACTTGAGTACTCGCTAGTCGCCATTTCCAAATGGGAATCAAAATGGGAGATTCCTTACCTTTCTAAGACTAAAAAGACTGATGAGCAAGTTTTAGATTTAATTCGTTTTATGACACTTACCAAACACGTAGATCCCAATGTCTATGAAGTTCTAACTGATCAGAACTTTCGTGATATTTTGGAATACATTGAGAAACCTCAAACCGCTACAACCATAAGTGAACGACATAATAAGAAGGGTAAAGAAGAAACTCTGACGTCAGAAGTGATTTATTATTACATGATTGCTCAGAACATTCCTAAAGAGTTTGAGAAATGGCCACTTAATCGTTTAATAACGCTAATAAGAGTTTGTTCTATTAAGAATGCTCCTCCCAAGAAACGAGGACGTAAAGAAACGTTAGACCATTACAAAGCTCTAAACGAGGCTCGAAGAAAGAAATACCATACAAAGGGGTGATTCTATGGGTAAGATGGTTATGCCGTCTGTCGGATATTCTTTCACTGGAGATCTAAAGAATACTCGTAATTTCCTTAATAATCTCAAGCGAAGGAATTTCTTAAAGAATCTCGATAAGTATGGAGAAATGGGAGTCAAAGCACTAAGAGAAGCGACTCCTAGAGATACCGGAACAACCGCTAATTCCTGGAGTTACGTCATTGAAGAAACAAACGATTCGGTGACCATTACATGGCTGAATTCAAATGAAAACCGGTCTATCCCTATCGCTTTGCTTCTTCAGTATGGACATGCCACTAGAAACGGCGGTTGGATTGCTGGTATAGACTACATTAATCCTGCATTAAAACCGATATTTGAGGCTATAGCTAAATCAGCATGGGAGGAGGTGAAACGCGCATGAGTGTCGATATTGAACAAAGAATAGTCGAGATGAAGTTTAATAACAAAGGCTTCGCTTCTGGCGTTCAGGACACTTTGAACCAGCTTGATAAGCTCGACAAAGCTGTAAAGGCAAACGGCGACTCTGCGGCGTTTCAGAAGCTCCAATCTGCAGCAGACAGTGTCAAGTTTGATAAGATTCTTAATGGCATAGAATCTATTAATGGCTCTTTAAACAACATGCAATCTTTCGGTTTTCAGGTCTTTGATCGTCTTTCTCAGAAGGCTATTGATCTGATGACAAATACCGTTAAGAGCTTGTCGGTTGATCAGATTGCTGGAGGCTTTAAAGAGTACGAACTCAAAATGGATTCTGTAAGAACTATCATGAACTCTTCCGGCGAATCAATAGAAACGGTTAATAAATATTTACAAGAATTGAATGATTACTCGGATCAGACTATATACTCGTTCTCTGACATGACGTCGAGCATTGGCAAATTTACAAATGCCGGTGTAAAGTTAGACGACGCAGTTTTAGCGATCAAGGGTATTTCAAACGAGGCTGCTGTTTCTGGTGCGAATGCTCAACAGGCTTCGGCAGCTATGTACAATTTTGCTCAGGCATTATCGTCCGGTTCCGTAAAGCTAATTGACTGGAAATCCATTGAGAACGCAAACATGGCTACCGTCGAATTCAAGAAGGCTTTGATTGATACCGCGGTAGAGTTGGGTACGGTTAAGGAGGCTGAAGGCGGTTATATTTCAACAACTGCTGATGCTAATGGTAAAGTTTCGGAACTGTTTACTCAGACTTTGGGGTTCAATGATTCTTTGAGTTCGCAGTGGCTGACAACTGATGTTCTTGTTAAGACGTTGGGGCGATACGCTGATGCTAATGACGAACTTGGACAAAAAGCCTATAAAGCCGCACAGGAAGTAACAACATTTTCTAAGATGATGGACGCTCTTAAGGAATCTGTCGGTTCTGGATGGGCTCAGACATTCGAGATACTATTTGGCGATCTCGAACATGCGAAAAAACTGTGGACAGGCATCAACGACGTCGTAAGCGGTTTCATAGCAAGCGTTTCAGATACTCGTAACGGAATTCTTGAAATGTGGAAAGCATACGGTGGTCATACCTATGTCCTTCAGGGTCTTAAGGAACTGTGGAGTGTTGTAAAGAACATTTCTCATTATATTGGTCTGGCGTTTGAGACGTTGTTTGGGAATCGATATACCCAGAACTTCGATCGCGTAAAAGAGTTCTTCTCTGATCGTAAAGGTTTTTCTGGTAATATTGTGGTTATTCAGCGAATTGCTGATCTACTCACAAATATTTCTCAGAAGTTTTTTGATATTACAAGAAAATTGGCCAGCGCGTTCAATCCTAATGTTCTTAAAAGTAGACTTTTTCTTGAAGAGATCTACCAGTGCGTTCAGGCAATAATAATTCCTGTAAGGGCTATTGTTCGGGTTGTAACTGGACTTGCGGGTAAATTCTTACCAGTTATATTTAAATTAATTGCTGGTGGAGCTCGGCTCATAATCCATCTCTTCTCAAGAATAGGTTATGCTTTAACCGAAGGAAAGTTACAGTTTGCGCTCTACAACCTTGCAGATTTTATTGTTAACGGTCTTGGTGGAGCGTTTGATTGGTTACTTACAACAATCATGGATATTGGCGACAAAATCGCTAATGTTCTAGGATTTGAAAGCGCAACCGAAATGCTTATGGCTTTGTCGGATGTTCTCGGCACAGTATTCTTTGGCGCTGTTAACTTGGCTATTTCTGCTGTCGGATTATTAGTCACTGGTTTCACTAAGTTAAAAGATATTATTGGTCCGATCCTTGAGTTCATAGGGACTTCTATAGGAAACGCGGCAGAAGCTATCAAGGATTTTTGGAACTCCAACGAGGAATTTTCAAAGATTAAGAAAAGTGTTGGCGGTTTCTTCGATACTATATTTGGGTCATTTGATACTAATAAGGTTAACAAAAAGACCGATCAGGTTAAAACAAGAGCTATGGAGCTCATTAATCTTGGTTATGGCGTCGACGAATCATGGAGAATTGCAGGAAACAGTGTAAAAAAGATCGATGGCTTTTGGAGCTTATTTGACAATCTTACAGCTAAAGCTACTATATTTTTGGGTACTATTTCCCATTCAAAAAACTTTAGAGCTTTCGTAGATCTGTTGAATCAGCTAAAAGAAAGCATTGCGAATAGTCAGATAGGTCAAGCGATCACAAAGTTCTTTGATCCGTTTACTAAGGCGTACCGCGAAGTATTTGGCGATGCAAAATTCCTTGATTTCTTCAAGGCATTTGTTCCGGTATTCGAACTCTTTGTCATCCAACTTAGAAATATTGACACTTCGTCTGTTGGGTCTACGATCAGCGGAGTTGCTCAGGCGTTAAAGCAGTTGTTCTTAAATCTCAAAGGAATAGCTGAGATAAAGTTTACAGATCTGTTTAAGAAATTGGATCTGTTATGGGAGAAACTATTTCCGAAAACAGATGAATCTGCCCCTGAAGGTGGTGTATTCTCGAGTATAAAGACTCTCTTTTCCAATGGACTTAATGGGATATTTGAAGCTATAAGAAACTTCAAATGGAGCAAAGTCGGTGATATGATCAAGGCTTTCTCTATGGTTTATATCATTAAGAAGATTGTTGGGATATTTTCCGATACGAAAAAGATGACTGGGTCTCTTAAGAGCACGCTTAAGAGTTTTGCCAAAGTTGTAGATAATTTTGCGGATGCGTCAAGCATGGTTAAATGGCAGATGGCTGCCGACGCGCTTAAAGTATTCGCTGAATCAGTCCTCAAACTTGTAGCAGCAGTTGTTATATTAGCTCTCATTCCAGAAGATGCACTGTCTAAAGCTCTTGGCGCTTTATTGACGATCGGTGTCATTGCGGGCGTTGTTATGCTTGTGAAACACTATCTCATTGATGCGAAGAATGCAGCCGAAGAAGGGAACACCGCGTCCGAAGCGATTAAGGGTATCGGTCAGCTTATTGCCGAAAACATTAAAGAATTCGGACAGAATCTTATTAACGGGATTACGAGCGCTCTTAAGAAAGCAGCATTGGCAGCACTTATTATCTCTTTAGGCATAGTTATCGCGCTCCTTGTAGGCGTTCTTGAGAGGCTTAGCAATATTAGTTGGCCTGATATTTTAAGTAGTCTTGGAAAACTGTTCCTTACGTCATTATTACTTGTCAGTATTCTTGCTGCTCTTGAAGGCATATCTCAGCGCATAGGAAAGAACAAGACTAACTATCTTGCCATGTCCGTTATATTATTAAGTATAGGCGGTGCACTTACTAAAATGGTCAAGGTACTCCAGATACTTAATGAAGTCTCTTGGGATGATTACAAGTCTGGAATGCGTAAGATGCTTGGTGTTG